TAATATCATGTCAGCAATAGCTATGGAAGATTCAGTATTTACTGAAACTAACATATCTGGTGAACTTGAATCAGGACAATATAGAAAAGGTAGATTTGCAATTAACTATCTTGCTCCTGGTACTCAAGTATCTAAACCACAGAACAATATTCCTTATCAATTATTTCAACAAGTAGATAGATTAGAACGACAACTAAGAATGGTTGGAGGTTATCCAGTAACTGATGACTCTCAATCTCCTAACTCTTTTGTTACTGGTGCTGGACTTAGTGAATTGAATAGCACTATGTCATTAATGATTAATGAATATAGAGAAATCATTAAACATGGTTTACAAAAGATGGACGAGAAAAGATTAGAACTTGATGTTCTACTCGGAGTTCAATTCCCTGAGTTAAATAAAAAACCTATAGCAGGTTTTTATGCAGGTACAGCTTTTTCAGAAAATTATTCTGCTAACGGAGATATTGGTGGAGATTATAGAACTAGAAGAATCTATGGTGTTATGGCAGGATTTGATGAGCCACAAAAGATTGTTACTGGTTTGCAATTGTTACAAGCAGGTGTTATAGACGTAGAGACCTTACAAGATAATATTGATGGTCTTGATAATATAGCTAAAGTACAAGAACGTATTAGAAAGAATAAAGCTGAGAATGTTTTATTTGAATCTGTTCTTGCTAGGTCAGCTCAGGGAGACCCTGCAGCTACTATGGCAGCTGTAGCTATATATGAATATCCTGAAGAAATGACAGAGATATTAAAATTATTTTATACTCCTGAAGAACCTCAAATGAGTCCTGAGCAACAAGCTATGATTGAACAACAAATGATGGCTCAACAACAAATGGGTCCTGGACCACAACAAGGTCCACCTTCAGTAGCTGGTGCATTAGGAGGAATGTAATGGAAGATATAGAACAATCATTTTGGAGTATTATTAATCAAGAGTTTGGAGATGTTCCATATGGTGATGAATTACTTCCAAGATATACAATCATAAGACCTTTACCAAATATAATCATTATGTTGAATGAGGAGGATAGTTATGGCGAAGAGCCGTTCTAGAGGTGGATATAGAAGACCTACCCCTAATAGAAAAAATGCAGTTAGTGGACCAGGAGCTTTAAGTCAGAGAACTGATGGAGCTCAACCAATTATGCGTGGACAAGATATGGGATATGGAGAAAGTGCTGCATATCAACAACAACAACAAGGAGCTCCTTTAGGAGATTCAGGTGGAGCCAATTCACCTTTTCCAATGCCTCAACAACAAGCACAATCACCAGATGTATTCTCACCAACAGAAATACCAGGCGAGCCTATCACACAAGGAGTACCTATTGGCGAAGGGGGAGGACCTAGTAGAGATATGTCAAATAATATTGATATACTACTATCAGCAATGTATGCTGTAAATCCAGACCCTATAATTGCTGAATTAATAAACAATAGAATGCCTTAAAATGTGGATAGACCCAATTAGAGAACAAGAGGCTTTTACTCAACATGCAATGGGAAGAAACATGTATAAAAATATGGCTCAAGTATTATCTGAGAATAAAGCACCAGCATTAAGAGTACCTCAAATTTCACAAAGATATCCGATACTTCCAGTACCTGTAGTATTAGCTGCTGCCTTTACTGATGTACCAGTTGAATCTGAAGCATTAGAACAAGTAGCTGATGAATATGCAGCTAACTGGGCAGTAAAAGAATCTCAAAAATGGAATGAAATAAATGATAAATATAAAGATGAAAAAACTACAGATGACATGACATTAAATCTTATTGATATTTTAACAAGTGGTTGGGCTCCTGGTGGAAGAACACCAGAAGAAGTAGGAAAATCTAGTCCGTTAGTTTGGGTTCTAGGAACATTTGATGCTATTAGAGAAAGTTGGAATAAATGGAATCCATTACCAACTTCAGATGTTTTACAATTTGGAGGTGGAGGTGTTCCTTATAGAGCACAAGGTCGTATATGGAGATATTTTCAAGACTTACAAAGATATGATGATTTATTAGAAAAAGGATATACTCCAGAAACAGCACAAGCTAACATTGCTTCATTAGTTAATATTTCTGAAGTACCTAATCTAGGTAGAAATTTAGGAGATAAAGAATTTCAACAGAATATAGAATTTTTACAAGAAGCAATTAAATTTGCAGGAGAAAATTATATCTGGACAGCAGCTAAAAAAGTAATGAGTGGTCAAGCTGTCAATATGGACAGAAGTAAAAAGTTTTTCTTTGAATCAATACAAGCTGAAGAGGACCCTAAGTATCAAGAATTATTAATGAGATTTAAAGGAGATGAAAAGAAAGCTAAAGACTTATATTATTTACAAGTTGGTTCTCCAATTAAAGAAAAAGATGGAGCTGGAAATATATATTATACAGGTTTAGATGATAAAGGTTTAGATTCTAACAAAATAAAAATATTTTCTGATAGGAGAACAAATTACAATGATATGAATGTTAGTGAATATGCACAAAGAGAGATTATGGAAGATGACCAACTTTCTCAATATTCATGGGGTAGATATGAAGCTGGACAAGTATTTCAACAAGGTACAACAGCTTATAAAGTAGCATCTGGATTATTAGATTTTGCTTCAGCTTTACCAGCAGAATATGCTACAGGTGGATTATTAAAACTTGGACAAGTATTTAAAGGAGCTAGGTTGATGAATAAGGGAGACCAAGCTAGAGCAGTAGCAAAAGCTACGTCAGGTATAAGATATATTTCAAAGAAATCAGATGCACTTCAATTACAAGATGAAGTACTTGAAGCACAAGAAGCTCTAAAACTGTTACATGTTGGTGATATGAAGGAAGGGAAATATCTTAATGTAGCTGATAAAGATTTAGCAAGATGGAAACAAGTTAAACAGAATTTAAGCAAAGGTGAAATTGATGAACTTGTTATGAAAGGTGATGACTTTATAGATATCGATGGTGGATATTTTGATATGAATCCAATTAAAAATTCACAAATTAAAACAGCTTTAAAACTAGAAAAGAAAGCATTAAGAAAAACAGGTCTGTTAAATGGTAGATTACAAAGACTATTCAATAACACACCTGAATCATTAGGTAATCTTCCTGAGACAACTAAGTTATTAGAAGGAATGGTAGGTAAAACTGGTACAGAGTTATCTCAAATTCCTAGACTAAAAAAATTAGTAGGGGATAAGCCATTGTTCTGGGATAAGATGGCTGAAACAATTAAAGAAGATGGTATTGAAGGGGGTAGAAGAATACTCATAGAAATGATGGGTACAGGGTTAGAAGGTTCAAAGATAGGTTTAAAAGATGAATTTTTAAAGATACCAGGATTACCTGCAGGTTTTTCTTATAGTACAAACAGATTAATGAGAAAACTACCTGGAGTATCAGATGATTTTGCAATGAGAAGTCTAGGAGGAATGGTTGGTAGAACAGGAAGAATAGCAGCCAATGTTTCAAGATTACCTAAACAATTAACTGTACATACTATGAGAAAATTAAGACATACAGATGAACCTGTTAAGATGGCAAAAGTTCCACAAAATAAAAGACCTGGATTAGTAGATAGTGCAGATAGTTATTTAGGAATTTTTGGGAATGCTTTTAAAACACCAGATACAACTCTTTCTAAATATTTAGGATTTAGTGGTGCTTATAGAAATGGTGCTCCTATAGAGTATTTCAAAATTTTTGGTGAGATGGCTGAAAGTGGATTACGTATAAATAACAAAGTATATGCTAGTAGACAGTTAATTAAACATATGCAACAAAATAAATATACATATAAAGAAATGGACTCATGGATGAAGAAATGGTATGCATTTGATGAAACTGGAGACTTTACAAAGAAATTAGAATTTGCTAAGGATTTATTAGAGAATGATTATAGAAAAATAAAAAGACAAGGTGGTCAACATGAAGTTATTGCAAAGCATATTGAAGATATGGTTACAGAATGGAATGAAAAAACAAAAGCTTATTTCAAAAGTAATGGATTAGATGAAAGTGGAATGTCTCACAATATGCCTTTTCCAGGAAGTAAGACTCAAGAACTATCTGTTAAAATACCTGGTGGATTTAAAAATACTATGGGTGAAGTAGTAGAAGAAATTGTAATACAAGTTCCATCAGCACATCTGTTATCTGATTTAACTGATAATTTATTCCCATTCTTAAATCAAAGTATGGTTGATAGAGTAAATGGAAAATTGTTTTATGCAGTTGATTACACAGATTTAAAACCTTGGGATGTCTCAAAAATAGGTTCAACTAATTTTAAAAACTTTATGAAAGGTTGGTATAAAGATAGTTACAAAGTATCAAAAGCAGAACATTTACCTCATGGTTGGATTCCTACTAATAGAACAATGGATGATGCTATGACTAAAGTTCTTGACTTCTATACAAGTAAACTATTTAAACCTATTGTTCTTTTAAGACCTGCTTTCTTAACAAGAATATTTATGGAAGAACAAGCAAGAATGTACGCTGCGGGATTAGATAATATTTATTCACATCCTTTTAGATACATGTCTTGGATGTTCTCTCATAGCGATAAGAAAATGGATGAGTTATGGAAACTTCACGATAACTTTGATGATATACAACGTAGTGCAGAAATGGCTATATTAAGACATCAACAATGGCAGATGCAATTAAGTAGAGGTGGAAAGTTTGCACATAATTATCCTAGAAGTTATAAGCAAGTAGATAGAAGTAGTCCTCTTTATGTAAAAGCATGGTATAGAGAAATATTCCATTTAAGAGCTGACCCTGTATCAAGATATGTTGCTAAACAAGTAGATGCAGCTGGAAACCCTCTTACATTCGATGATAAAATTGAATGGTTTATAAATGGTAAAGGAGATGTACATAGACAAGCATTAAAAGATGGTACTGATGAATTTCTTGAGGTAGCTACAAATGATGAAGCTGCTATAGCTTATCTTAAATCTGTAGAAAATAGAATAAGACAAGTTACTGGTATGACATTAATTCCAGGTGAAGATTATATTAGATATGCTCCTAAACCATCTAGAGCCACTTCTAGAGGACAAGCAACTACTGATTTAGAAAAAGCACAATATAGTCATAATATTGATAAAAAAGCATGGTTAGAAGGTTCTAATCTTGAAATTAGAAATATCATTGCAAATGGTCATCAAGAAAGTATTCTTGGAGATTTAAAAATGCTTGATTCTTCTCTTGGACCAAATAGATTAAAAACTGTAAATCCATCTGATAAGAAAGCTATAGAAGTAAGATTACAAAAATTCTTAGATGATAATAAAGATTTTAACTTAGGTACTTTATGGTATGAAGATGTATTAACACCTGTAGCAAGTGGAGCTTGGAGTGGTGAACGACAATTGGATACTGGTGTTAATTACTTTTTCGGAATGTTAATGGATAGACCTTTAAATTATTTAAATAGAAGTACTACTTTTTATCAATATAGATGGGGATGGATATCTAATCATTTTCATTTAATGGATACAAAACTACAGGATAAATTTATTAAAGAAGCAAAAGTAACATTAGGAAATCAAAAGTTAAGAAACATATGGAAGAAACAATTTGGAAAAGATTTACCTGAAGCAATCTCAAAAAAAGGTATGGTTGCAACACTTGAAGATTTACAAAAGAGTACTAAAGGTGGAATAAAGAAATATACTATCGATTCTTACGATAGTGTTAGTACTATGAGTAAAGGTTTTGGATTACAAGCTACTCAAGATTTATTATACGATGTAACTAGAAGACATAATATTTCTAATATGACTAGAAATATAGTTCCTTTCCCAGAAGTATGGTTTGAAATGTTTACAACATGGCCTAAGTTATTAGCTGAAAATCCAAAGATTGTTAATAGAGCTAGATTAGGTTTGAAAGGTGGAAAAGGTGCTTCAGGTATGGGATACACAGGAGATGGATTCTTTGCAGAAGACCCTAACGGTTCAGGCGAAGATATGTTTGTAATGCCTTTTGGTGGTTGGATGTCTAACTTAATATTTGGTGAAGATTCAGATGTTAAGATGTCTCCTAGAGGATATGTAACTGGTGTCAATATATTAGGACAGGGATTTGTACCTGGACCTACACCATTAGCAGGACATGCAATTAATACAGTAATACCTGAGAGTGATTTAGGAGATTCTATAAGAGAAGCATTATTTGGTGACTTTGGACCTCCATCAGGTAAAACTTTCTGGGATAAAATAATACCAAACCATCCTTCATTACAAAAAGGTTTTGCAGCTGCAGGTTGGAGTCCTGGAGGAAGTGAAGGTGAAGTTAATGCTATGAGAGCTAGTACTTCATTAGAGTTATTTAAATTATTAAAAACTGAAGGAGCTGAGCAAAGGTTATTCTCTGGAGGAGAATTAAGTGTATATTTAGAAAAATATGAATGGCAAGGTACAACTGCTGATAAGTTATCATTTGATGAATTACCTAAAGATATAGTTGATGCTTCTTTAAGAGACTATGCAGCTGAGAAATCTAAACAAACATTTCTATTCAGATTCTTAGCACAGTTCTTTCTACCAACAGGATTTAGTCCAAGATATTATATAGAAGATAAAGATGGGAAACTATGGGGTTCTCAGATTTTAGCTAAAGAATATCAGAATATTGTTGAAGGTCATGGTGGAGACCATATAGCTGCTTATGAAACATTTGTAAGAATATATGGATTTGAACATACATGGTTAACAACACCTAAGAGTGTAAAACTAGGTGGTAGAGCAGCATATAGTCAAAGGGTTAAAAGTTGGCAAAGAGATAATCAGGAAGCAATAACTTTATTAGAAAAAAGTGCTTTCTACTTATTACCAGATAATCCAGCTGAAGAAAGAACTTATAGTGATTTGATAGAAGAATATAATATTGGTACAAGAGATTCACTTACATTGAAAGAATTTAATGTTGCAGGTAACGACACCATTGGATATTACAGATATTCACAACAAAGAAGATTACTTGAAAGAAGTGGTATTGGTGAAAATATTAAAAATATGTTATTAAGAACATATAGAACAGCTTTACAACAAGAATATCCTGGATTTATGGCTACTGGTGGTTTAAGACAACCATATTCATCTAAAGAAATATTACAAGAAATGTTAACTTTATGGCCTAATTTAGAAGTAGCTCAAACAACAGAAGCTGGAAGAGTTTTTGTAAATGAATTTATTCCTATGTGGGAACAGAATGCAAGAGCATCAACAATGTTTTCTCCATCTAAAAGTGAGACTTGGTGGTTAGAAAGTGAAAAACCTACAGCAGTTTATATGAGAGCTAACTTTCATAGTTGGGCAATGGAAATCATTCAAGATAATCCTGATTTTGCTCCTATATATACTAATATAATAACAAGAATGTTTAGAAACGATAAAGAGTTCTATAGTATAAAGGATTATTAATATGGCAAAGAAAAGTTTT